CATTTGTTTGACTACCATTTACACCAGCTCCGCCACTACCCACAGTTATTGTGTATGTACCTGCAGGAACAACTTGGCTTGTAGTTTCTAAAAGACCACCAGCACCACCGCCGCCACCTAAGTTACCTCCACCAGAAGCACCGCCTCCAACAAGTAATATATCCATTGTTTTGGATGCAGTGGTTGTAAAATTACCTGATGAAGTAAATTGATGGTACTTGTAATTAGTGCTGCCACTTGTAAAAGTGCCTTCCGTGCCTCCTGTTGCAGTAAATCCTACTAGTCCTGTTCCATCACCTATATTTGTCCAAATATTTTCATTAGTAGTGGCATCAGTACAAATATAAACTTCTCCACTTGTTGAATTAATCCAAAGCGATCCAACACCAGCTGTTGGATTTGTATTAACTGCTGGATCAGAGCTGGAAACTGTTGCATTGCTAAGATCATTTATACTTAAAGCATTTGCAGCAATCTTAGCACTTGTTACTGCATCATCTGCAATTTGTTCGGATTGTATTTGAGTGTTTGCCATCTTATACGTTCTCCAGTGTTTCTATTCGGTTTGTTAAGTCTGTAATGGTTGTAGCCTGTGCTTCTATTAATGTTTGTTGTTCTTGGATGGCTTTGACTAAATGTGCAACTATACCAGTGGTGTCTACAGCCATATCTTTTTGACCATCTGTTCCTGTAGCTACATTACCTTCTGTAATAACTTCTGCAACTTCTTGTGCAATAAAACCAGTTTTAATTTTGGTACTAAAGTTTTCCTCTGCTTTAAAATTAAAAGTTCTTGGAGTCAATAATTTTATTAAATCTAAAGAACCATTAGGAATAGTATTAATGTTTTCTTTTAAATCTCTATCTGAAGCAGATGCACCTGAAAAATAATAGTTTCCACCTGTTGTTACATAAAATTGTACAGACCCTGTATCATCACAATAAATATGATTAGTTGCAGCAGTTTGTGATATGTATAAAGCAATATAACCACTGTTTCCACCTGTTAATTGCAAAATATCACCAGTTGTAGCTGAGCCATCAATCTTCATTTTACTGGCTCTGGAATTAGAAGTAGTACCCAATAACAAATTTCCAGAACTATCAATCCTCATGCGTTCTGTGCCTGAAGAACCAGTACCAAAAGTAAGTGCTATATCTCCATCACCACCGCCTGATACTCTTTCAGCAGCTATAACTCCATATCCATCTGCGGTGGCATCACCACCAAAATGTCCAAAAATTATTTGCCCAATATCGTTTCCATTTGCCACATTGTAAGCAGCAAGTTCAAGTTTAGGCATTTGATTGGTATTAGAGCCACTATCTATAGTAAGAGTTGTGCCATCTGTAACAGAAGCACCACCGCTAATTGTAAATCTATCAGGACTAGTCGTACCTATACCAACTCTATTATTTGTAGAATCTACATACAGAGTATTAGTGTCAACTGTTAAGTCTCCTGAAACTATTGCAGAAGCAAAGGTTGGTGTAGAAGTTCCAGTATCTAAATAAGTCTCAACATCACTATCTGTATAACCTGAGATAGTAGAAAAAGATAAAGTACCTGCACCATCAGTAGTTAAGACTTGACCGCTTGTGCCATCGGTTACATTTAACTCTGTAATACCTACAGTGTTAGAACCTATGTTTGTACTTAATGCTACATTACCTGAACCATCAAAAGAAACTCCTGCTGCGGTGACATCACCAGTTAAGCTGAAGTCTCTTGCGGTTGCTAAGGTAGTTGCGGTTGAAGCAGCAACACCTAAAGCATCAACAAAGGATTTAGTAACTCTAGCATCTATTGCTGAATTAGCTCTAGCATCAGTGTAATAAAGGTTAGTATTCTCAGGAATTATGCTTGTATCTAGAGTAGTGGCTACAGATTGATTTGAGCCATTACCATAGAAGATCTTGCCTGAGTTTAGGTTTGGTGTTGCATTAGTTCTACCTGCACCCTGTACACTAAATGTCATATTAGTATTAGGGCTAACTCTAACTACCCTACCTAAGTTTTGAATAAGATTGCTTTCGCCTGTTGGTGGAGTATTTGTAACATTACCTGCTTCTGTGGCACTAATATATAAGACATCATTGACGCTTAATGTCACTCCAGTTTCTATGTTATTAGAACTTGAAGTATCAATACCATCTAGTGTACCTAGAACAGTCATTTGTCCAGTTGCATTATTATTAATATCGGCTCTTGCTATACCAACCGCAGGCATGGTTGATGCACTATTTGCTCTTGCTAAAGCTACTGTAGGTGTATCACCTGATAAACCTGTAACATAAACTGCTTGTCCTTTGTAGATGGTGCTTCCTGTAGTATTGCGAATAGGTGTTTGAATTGCACCATCAATATCACCTATTACTTCATCTGTAACTGTTACGCTATTGAATGTGACATCATCTGTCGTACCTACAGCTTGTCCTATGGAGATAACTCCACTTGAGTAAGTAACACCAGTTCCACCAGATAAATGAGAATCTACTAAACTATCTGCATAATATAAATTGGTAGAGCCTTCAGTCAGATTATCGGTTGTTTTGGTTGCAAGTCTTGTATCAAATCTTGCATCTGTGTAATAAAGGTTAGCACCTTCTGCTAAATCAGAAGTAGATTTAGTAGCAAGTCTAGTATCAAAGTCTGAATTAGCTCTTGCAGTTGTGTAATAAAGATTAGCACCCTCAGTTAAGTCAGAGGTAGATTTACCAGAGAAAGCAGAATCAAATCTAGCTGTTGTGTAATAGAGGTTAGATGCACCTTCAGAAAGATCGTCAGTGTCATGGTTGGCAATACTGGATACTGTTCCTGTAACATTGCCCTCAAAAGTTCCTGCAACAAAAGTTTCTGAACCTACAGTCCATTTATCGTCTGTTTCGTTCCAAAGAAGAGTTTTATTAGTTGCATCTCCTCTTTCAATTTCTATACCTGCATTTTCACTAGGTGTTCCTGTAGCATTAGAATTAAAGAGAATAATATTGTCTGCAAGATTAATAGTTTCAGTATTGATAGTAGTAGTAGTTCCTGAAACAGTTAAGTCTCCAGATACTATGACATCATTAAAAGTAACGTCAGAAGTTGTGCTAACTGCCTGACCAATAGATATTTCACCAGTGGTGTTGTTATAAGTAACTCCTGTACCACCAGATAATAATCCTCTTACTTCACTATCTGTTCTTTCAGTAAATGACATAACTCCAGTTGTGGAGTTGTAAGATAAATCTCCAGAAGCAGAGATAAGTCCTCTAACCTCTGCATCGGTTCTTTCAGTGAAGCTAAATACACCAGTAGTTGAATTGTAAGAAAGGTCTCCAGAAGCAGATACTAAACCTCTTACTTCTGCATCAGTTCTTTCTGTAAATGACATAACTCCAGTAGTAGAGTTATAGGATAAATCTCCTGAAGCAGATATTAATCCCCTGACTTCTGCATCGGTTCTTTCTGTAAATGATATTACTCCTGTGGTGGAGTTATAAGATAAATCACCTGATGCACTTATAGCAGCTCTTGCTCTTGCATCAGTAAAATATAAATTAGTTCCCTCAGTTAAGTCTGAGGTGGATTTTCCACTAAAAGCAGAATCAAATCTTGCAGTTGTATAGTAGAGGTTTGTACCCTCAGAAAGATCTGAGGTTGAATGATTGGCTATGCTAGAAACTGTACCAGTAACATCTCCAGTCAAATCTGCTGCAACTGTGTTAAAGGTAACATCAGCAGTTGTGCCAACATCTTGACCAATAGCTAAAGTAACCCCATTGCCTGAAGCAGTAGAGGTAACACCTGTACCGCCAAGAACTGAAAGTGTTTCAGAATCTAAGTCTATAGAAATGCTTGTAGTGCCATCTGTGAGGTCTAAATCTTGAGCTGTTACCTGTGCATCAACATAAGTTTTAATCGCCTTAGAGGAAGCTAGAGTATCGTCTGAAGCAGAAACAGATGTGAGATCTGTGTCCAGAACTCCTGATTTTAAGTTATCTACTTCTAAGTTAGAAATAGTATTACTATCTGCATCTATAGTTTTATTTGTTAGTGTCTGTGTATCAGTAAGAGTTACAACTGAGCTATCAATAGCAATAGTTAATGTATTTAAAGCACCGCTAGTATCTATACCATTGCCACCTGCAATAGTAAAAGTTTCTGAATCTAGATCTATAGATAAAGCTCCACCTGCATCGCCTTGAAAGTCCAGATCTTGAGCTGTAACTTGACTATCTACATACGCTTTAATTGATTGTTGTGTAGCTAATGCAGAAGCAGAATCAGAAGATAAATCGTCTTCATCTAAAATGGTTGTAACTGTTTCACCAGAACTGAAAGAAAGAGAAGTAATTGTGTTAACTGTGCCACCATCAATATCTACAGTGTTTGAGGTAGTTATTGATACTGGTAAAGTAATCCATGCATTATCGGCACTGTTTCGCATTTTGAGCAGATTATTTCCTGTATCCACCCAAAGCATGTAAGCTGCTGTAGTTGTTGGTTCTGTAGCAGATGCATTATTAGATAATATCGCTGATAGAGCATTGTTTAGATCTGCTCTAAAGTTAGCACCAGTCTGGTTTGCTATATTATAATCATGAGTTGCCATTTAAAATCCTCTTCCCCTATTGTAGTTTATGTTGGTTGTGTAGGAAACACTACATCATCAATATTGTCATTCTCTGTATATTGAGATGGTAAATCTCTTAATTGTTGTCTGTAATTTGCCCACTCTGCTTTCTTTGCATCAGATAAAGGCGAATCAATCATTTGTGTCCAATCAGATCTTCTTAATCTAAGATCTCTGTATATTCTTAATTCTTCTAATATTGGAAGAATAGAATCATTGTTACCATTGACTATTTCTCCATCAATAACTTTAGAATTCTGTATTAATTCAGGATGTCCTTCTATCCATTGCAAACCATCTTCAGGACAAGAAGCATCCTCAAGACCTTCTTGCACTGTTTGACAATGTTTTATATTGCCTTCTGAATCGTACCAACTTATCTGCTTCATCATTTGTAGTTCACTATAACTTGTATGCCACTTATTCCATAACTTCTAGTGCTATAAAGCACTCCAGTTCCATTGGTTTGTAGCGTTACTCTATATTGATAATAATAATCTGCTGTATAAGCATCGTTAGCAATAATAGACTGCAATGCTTCCCCTGTTTCACCCCTTGCTCTAATAGTTGCAATGGTTGAATAACTAGCAGAACTTACACCACCGCTAGTTGATGCACTTCTTCTTTGTACTTGCAGCTCACACCAGTCAGCAGTAGAACTTCCTGAGTTAGCATTAATATAAGTATTTCCTATTACAAAAAAAGTATTTCCTGTAGTAGATGGTGCTTGAAATACACCTGTAGTAACAATAGCTGTTTGAGCTAAATTATCTACATACCAATATCCTATACTGCCTGTAGCAGTTGCAAATACTGAAGTAGCTCTGTCAATTAGTTTTGGTGTGGTAACAGCATCGGTGGCTAGTTGAGTTGTATCTACCCCTGCTGTTTTGATAATTAGATTGCCTGAACCATCGGTATCAAGAGTTACATTGTCTATTTGTATTCTGTTCGCATTAATAGTTCCAGTGGTAATAACACCGCCTGAAATAGAGGTAACATTTGAATTAACCTGAGTACCATCAATATAGTTTGCATTATTAGTAAGTGTAGAAATGTTATCTCCACTAACAATAATACTTCCTGCTGAGATAACTCCTGAAACATCTATTCTTGCTGCTGCAACTGTTCCAGTGGTAATTGCACCACCTGAGATAGAAGTCACGTTAGTATTTACCTGCCCACCATTAATATAAGCAGAATCATTAGTTAAAGAAGAAACATTATCTCCACTGACGATAATGCTTCCTGTAGAAATAATGTCTGATACATTTAATCTTGCTGTGTCTATCGTGCCTGCTGTAATCTTGGTTGCATTAAGATCATTGATCTTCGCATTAGTGACCGCAAGATCATCAATCTTGACTGT